CACACCACCGAGCTGACGCGCATCCGCAGCGCGCTGGAGCGCCTGGCGGCGCCGGCGCACTCGCCGCGCGTTGGCGCGGTCGGCAAGTTCAGCCTGGCAGAAGGCGGGCAGGGGGACGCACTGGCACCGAAGCGGGAAGGCATCGCATGCCCCTGACCGCGCAGCCCACGACCACGATCAGGCTTCAGCAGCCCCCGCTGGATCTGACACCGCGCGAGCTGATGGCGCGTCAGCCGCAGGGCCTGCGCAGCATGGAGTGGACGGTAGACGTCGTGCTTCAGCTGCAGAGCGAGCAGGGCCAGCTGTCGCCGGAAATGCAGATCCTGATCCCGTACGCGCAGGTGGTGATCTGGGCGCAGCTGCGCCGAGAGATGCCGGTGTGGGAGGAGGTGTCCGACCGCTGGGGTTTCGATCGCGCCACCGCGTTCCGCTGGCTGCCGGCGCTGAAGCGTGCCCGCCTGGGGGTGGGGAAGGGATGAGCACCCACGTCATGGGCAAGTGCTGGCCCCTGCAGATGCCGCCGACACCCAAGGCGGTGCTGATGTCGCTGGCGGACAACGCCAACGACCAGGGCGAGTGCTTCCCGTCGATCACCACCATCTGCACGCGCACCTGCTTCGGGCGCACCGCGGTGATCGAGGCGATCCAGTGGCTGGAGCAGAACGGCCTGGTCGTCGCGGACCGCAGCAATGGGCGCCATACGACGTACACGATCCTCGCCGGACGCGTTGGCGACCTGTTCGCCTCGCGAACCGGTACGGCTGGCAAACCAGTTCGCCATACGAACCGCCTGCGCGTCGTTGGTGGCGGCAAGCAGTCCGCCTCGCGGACCGGTTCGGCAGGTCAAGCCGATGAAGAGAATGTCGAGCGCGGGCTGTTCTCGCACGAAGAAGGTGCAAACCAGTCCGCCACGCACACCGGTTCGCAGGATGGACCGGCGTGCGACGCGGAGTTGACCCGTCCGCCTGGCGGACCTGACCCGTCCGCCTCGCGGACGAAACCAGTCCGCGAGGCGGACTCTAACCGTCAGGAACCGTCAGTAACCGTCAGTGAACCGTCATCCGCGCAAGCGCGCGACGACGAGCAGCTGAGCGAAGCAGATATTGCACGAGTGCTCGCACCGTTTCCCGTGGAACGGATTGTGAGCGGCGTGTCGCCCAACACGCTCGCCCGATTCATCCGTCACCGCAACGTGATTCGCCGGCCGGTGTCGGTCGCCGCTTGGTTCGAGCTGCAGCAGCGCCTCGCCGAATTGCAGCGCGGCGGTCACGACCTGGAACTGAGCCTGCGTCAAACGATGCTCGCCGGCCTCGCCATCCCAGTAACACCCAAGCTCCCGGGGGAAACGAACCATGCAGACCCTAGCCGACGTAGTGCCGGCCTCGGCCAGCGCGTTGCAGCGAACGCAGAGCGCGCAGCCCGCGCCTCAGCAGCCGGCGCCGTTCTCGATGGCACCGCTGTCCGCATCGAAGACGGCGACGCTCTGGGTTCGCCTGACTGAGATTTTCGGGTACCGCTTCGTCAACGCCTACGGCGACGACCCGGCGAGCTCCACGGCACAGACCTGGGCGCGCGGCCTGGCCGGGTTGACGTCCCGCCAGCTCGCCCAGGGCCTGCACGCCTGCGTCAGCTGCGCGGACCCGTGGCCACCGACGTTGCCGGAATTCCGCGCGCGCTGTGTCGGCGTTCCCTCGCTGGCCCGCGTGCAGCTGGAGCTGCGCAACCGCATGCCGCGCTCACCGTTCACGCATGCGGTGTGGCAGAAGGTCGACGCTTTCGCCTACAGCCAGGCCAGCAGCTGGGATGCCGAACGCATGCTCCGCGGCGCGTACGAGGTCGTGCGCGAGGAGGTCATGGAGGGGCTGGTGCTGGACCCGGTGCCGGTGGGCGAAATCGGCCGGGAGGTGCAATCCAAGCCGGTCGTGGCCAGCACCGAGGTGAAGGAGCGCTACGTGCGCGACATCGCAGCGATGTTCGACGAACCAGCACCGGAGGAATCCGGAAATGGCTGAGCTGACCTACCGGCAGCGGCTCGCGCTGTTCTGCCTGGCCATCGAGGGAGAGCCCTGCACCGGCGCCGAGCTGGTCGAGGCAATGGGACTGGCGGCTCAGGGTGCGGGCCACCCGAAGAACTGCTGGATCGACTTCTCGCCGGCGCGCATCGTGCGCGACCTGCAGGAGCTGGAGAAGCGCACACTCGTCGCGCGCGCCGCGCCGAAATACAACAGGACGAAGGGCCGCGATGAGCCGGCCTGGGCCTTGGTGGAGCGGCCCGAAGTTCCGGTGCTGCCGGAACCTGATGGCGAGCAGCCCACCGGCCACGTCGTGCAGGTTCAGCCGCGGCCAATCGCCGGCAACGCCTCCCGCAGCCCCTACGGCGATTTGCCAGTGGACCAGCTGCTGCTTCTCCTGGACGTCCACGAGGAGATGGCCGGCATCGTGGGGCGGTTCATGCGCGAGATGGGCGAGTTCCAGCGCGATGCCCGCCGTCGCCTGCTGGCCGCTGGCTTCGAGTTCCCGCAGCGATGAGTGGAAAGCGCTCCCTCCGTTACGCCAGCGACAAGGACATGCAGGCGTCCATGCGCGCGCTGTATGCCGCGCAGATCGCTGGCATTCCGCAGCCGGCCGCGCCTGGCACTGTCGTCGCCGCCGGCGGCCGGCAGCAGGGCAGGACCATGGCCGCGGTGCTCGCCGCCGTCGAGATGCAAGCCGAGCTCGCCGCGAACGGGGAGCTGCGCGAGGTCGAGATGAACAAGACCGAGGCGCGCTATGCCCAGTACCTGGAGGCGCGCCGCGCCGCGGGTGAGGTGGCGTGGTACGCGTACGAGGCGTTCAAGCTGCGCCTGGCGGAGCGCACGTTCTACACCCCGGACTTCGCCGTGCTGCTGGCCAGCGGCAAGTTGGAATGTCACGAAGTGAAGGGCGGGCACTGGGAAGACGACGCCCGCGTGAAGATCAAGGTGGCCGCGCGCCTGTTCCCGTTCCGCTTCTTCGCCTTCCAGTGGCGCAAGGGCGAATGGCACCGGGAGGCGTTCTGATGGGATCGGCCACGACGCGCGCGGAGAAGCGCTGGGGCATGCGCCCGACGAGCCCGCCGGATCGCCCAGCAGACGTGGAGCTTCATGCCTGGCTGGATGAGAAGGGCGGAGTCGACTGGACGTACGTTGCATGGCCGCAGGGCCCGCTCACCGAGATGACGCACAACCAGCGTTCGCTGGTGCTGTTCGATGCAGCCTGGGTGGTCGCTGACAACCGAGCCGTCGTCGGCGCCGAAGCGCCAGCCGTGTGGTTCGCATTGGACCAGCAGGGTGGCCTGACCTGGTTCGCGCACGGGGAGATGACCAATGGCACCTCGTGGAAGCACGCGCGCTGGCTCGTGCGGTTCTGGTGGCGCATCACACTGAAGTGGGCAGCACTGGCATGGCGCGCGGGGCGCGGCAAGGGATGAGCGCCGACCACCTGACCCGTCCCGAACGCAGCTGCTCGCGCTCCCAGGCGCGGGACGTGCGCGCGCTGGTGATCGAGGACGGTGGCTGCTGCTACTGCACCAAGCGCGCCGGCCTGTTCGAGACCGTGGGAAGACGCGCGGTCTGCGGCCTGGAGCCGCCCAAGCAGTTCCCCCAGTGCGCCGGTACCGGGCACTTCGAGTTCGACGAGCAGCGGTTCAACGACACCGCCGGCTACCAACCTTTCCGAGATCCCCAATGACCCATTTCGAGATCCGTCACGCCCACCTGTTCTGCGGCCTGGGTGGCGGCGCCGCCGGTTTCAACCAGGCCCGCCCCGACGTCGGCGCTGCGCAGGCCACGTTCCGCTGCATCGGCGGCATCGATGTGGACGCCGCGGCCATTCGTGACTTCGACCGGATCAGTGGCGCGCGCGGCACCGTGCTGGACCTGTTCGACCGGGACCAGTACCGGGCCTTCCACGGCAGCGAGCCGCCGGCGGGCTGGCGCGAGGCCACCACGGCGGACGTGCACGCCGCCTTCGGCGACGAGCGCCCGCACGTCGTGTTCCTGTCGGCGCCGTGCAAGGGCTTCTCCGGCCTGATGGCCGAGAGCAAGAGCCGCACCGACAAATACCAGGCCCTGAACCGCCTGACCGTGCGCGGCGTGATGCTCACGCTGGAGGCGTACAAGGACGACCCGGTGGAGATGTTCGTGTTCGAGAACGTCCCGCGCATCGCCAACCGCGGCCGGCACCTGCTGGACCAGATCACCGCGCTGTTCCGCGCCTACGGCTACGTCGTCGCGGAAACCGATCACGACTGCGGCGAGCTCGGCGGCCTGGCACAGAGCCGCAAGCGGTTCCTGCTGGTGGCCCGGCATGCCGAGAAGGTGCCGCCGTTCCTGTACGAGCCGGTGAAGCGCCCGCTGCAGGCCGTGGGCACCGTGCTCGGCCGCATGCCGCTGGCGGGCGACGTCGAGCGTGCCGGCCCCATGCATCGCGTCCCGGCCCTGCAGTGGAAGACGTGGGTCCGGCTGGCGTTCGTGGAGGCCGGCAGCGACTGGCGCAGCCTGAACCGCCTGCAGGTCGAGGATGGCGTGCTGCGCGACTACCTGATCGTCCCCGAATACCACCGGGGCTATCTGGGTGTGAACCGCTGGGACGAAAGCACGGGCGTGGTGGCCGGCTCCAGCCGCGCCACCAATGGGAACTTCTCCGTCGCCGATCCGCGCGCTGCGGCCGATGCCGCGCAGTACCAGCAGTACGGCGTGCTGAGCATGGACCAGACCGCGGGCGCGGTGATCGGGGTGAAGTCGCCGGGGCAGGGCACCTTCAGCGTGGCCGACCCGCGTCACGAATGGCCCCAGGCGACGCACACGAACAAGTACCGCATCGTGCCTTGGGACGAGCACGCGCGGACAGTGACGGGCTCGGATCGCGTCGGCAGCGGCGCCGCATGCGTGCAGGACCCGC